CTCAACCAACATTAGATAAAAATGATCCCTCTATATCTCCAATAATCGCTGGATTATTTAAAAGACTAAAGCCAATAATTGAAGAATTTTATAAAGTAGAGGTCACCCCAACTGGAACAACTATTGTTAAATGGCTTCCAGGACAATTTCAAAGACCTCACGCAGATAAAGAACTACATGATGGACCAGATGCTGGATTACCAAACGACTTTCCAAACTATGACCTATCAAGTTTATTTTATTTAAATGAAGACTATGAGGGTGGAGAACTATATTTCCCTCTACAAGGAGTACAGTTTAAACCTAAAAAGGGTGCTGCTTATTTTTTTCCAGGAGACAAAAACTATATTCACGGAGTAACAGAAATAAAAAGTGGATTAAGGTTTACATGCCCTTTCTTTTGGGAAATTACAAAGCACACTGGAGACAGGAAGCCATAAAATGACTAATAAAAATCTTGAAGCAGTAGAAATATATCCTAATATTGTTGTATATAAAAATATGTTTAAAGATATTTCAAAGTCATACAAAGTTTTAACAGATTCTTTAATTGAGACAGAAGATAGGGTGTTTAGTCCTTGGACACAATGGTCTATTTTTGGAGACTACTTAAATCCAATAGTTCCTATTTTTTCTATGTCAGAAAAGTTTGGAAATTTAAAAAATATAGAAACAACCACACAAGTTCAAGAAGATCAAAAAAACTTTGCTATTGAAATGATGGAAAATTTTCATTTAGTTACAGAAGACTATATTAAAAAATACAACATTGATATAGACCTAAATGAAACATCTTTAGATGAAAATGGAAATACTATTAATACTTGGAGATGGACTGGTGGAACAATTGGAAAATACCATGTAAGTAATGAAACTGAAAAACATGGGATGAGATATCACTCAGATTATATGCCAGAACAAGGACAAGCCCCAGGATACAAATTTATAATAACCTGTACAATTTACTTTAATGATGACTATGAGGGTGGAGAGGTTGACTTTGCTATGGGAGATAAACTTGTAAAGTACAAGCCAGAAGCAGGAGATCTTTTAGTTTTTCCATCAGGGCATCCAGAATATCTTACAGAAGAAGGAAAGCCTTATCTTCACGGAGTAATGCCATCATATAATAAAAATAAATTTTTATCAAGAATGTATTGGCAAAAATACCAAAGTGGAACAGATGAGTGGTATAAAAAAGAAAAAGAATTTGGCAAAGAAACTTGGCTTGAAATGCAACCAGAACTAGAAAAAGAATTTAGAAAAAAGTACCCACAAAGATCTGAAATAGAAAATGGAGTAAGACTATCATGAATCTAAATAATAAAAAAAGATTAACAAAAGATATAGTAGTTTATGAAAACTTTATAAGCAAAGAAAATTGTGTAAAAATGATACAGGCTTTAGATGCTCAAGCAAATAATGGTGGAATCACTTGGATGCCTATTTCATTCTATGAGTCATACTCTTCCATATTGCCACAAGATAATGATCAAGAATTAATCGATGCTGGATTATCTCCTACTATTTTTTCAGATATTGAAAAAATAATGCCAGAAGCAATTGCTTCAGTACACGATCTTGATCCAAAAACAATTTCTAAGATTGGATACCATACACAAAAGTGGGAACCAGGAGCGTATGCAAGAGTGCACTCAGATAATACAGATGCTAAAGGAAAATCTGGAGCATTTACAAGAAGTCGATACGCTGGATTTCTTTACTTAAATGATGACTTTGAAGGTGGTCTATTAAAGTTTCCAGATCAAAACATAGAGATTAAGCCACAAGTTGGAATGCTTGCTGTTTTTGACGGGGGATTTAATAATATGCATGAAGTATCATTGATTGAAAGTGGAGTAAGATACACCATAGGATCTTTCTGGGATGACAGAGAAGAGTCTGATTATCCACAAGAATTAAGAGATGCTTGGGCAGCAGAAATGAAAGAGACAAGAGCGCAACAAGAAATTGAAAGAGCAGAGTGGCAAGACCTGCTTAAGCAAGGCTGGAAATTAGATGCAGATGGAAAAAAGTATAAGATAGAAGATGGTAAAAATGATTGAATCTTTTAAGAAGCAGTTGTTTGATAAAGGTTATTCTATTGAAGAAATTACTCCCCAATTAATATCTGTTGAAAACTTTTTATCAAAAGAGCAGTTAGAAGATTTTGCTAGTATTATAAATAATACTTCACAAGAAGATTGGGAAGTAGAATATCATGCTAATTTAGCAAAATTTTGTATAGAAAAGTTTGGAAGAAGCGACGTAGATAATTTAGTTGCAGAAGGAAAATTTGAAATTACTCAAAACTGGAAAGATAAAAATTTTAATATAAGTAAACAACCTGTCATTAAACCACTCTATAAAGGTTTAAACTCAATGGTAGTAAGTTCAGATCCAGAACTTCATTTAAGTGGACTGGCAACAATTCAAAGAATGCAGCATGGGGTAGAGTTAAAATCACATACGGACCAACACACAGACCCATCTATTAGATATGCTACAATTATTTATCTAAATGATGATTATGTAGATGGTGAACTGTTTTTTCCAAAGTTAGGTATAGAATTAAAACCTAAAGCAGGAACGCTAGTATTTTTTCCAGGCAATGAAGAATACGAACATGGAGTTAAACATGTAGGAGAAGGACAGATTAGATATGTTCTTGTTGGCTTTATTAAAGAAAAAGATCACTACAAAAAGAATAAGTACTAGGGGGAATAAAATGAATAAAGAAATATTAGATCCAAAGGTTTACTATTACACAGATGCAATAGATGACTTTGATAAGTTTCAAAGCACCTTAAAAGAATTAGATTCTCTTGAGTCAAGTAATGAGTTTGGTGTAAATATTTGGAATCCTTGGACATCCTCTAACGATAAAACTTTTATTTATGGTGAAACAAAGACATTTGATATTAATTCAATAGGCAGAGTAAGTGGAGAAGTTGGAGAAAAAAGCAAATATATTTACGATGCAATAACAACTACTCTTTATAATGTTTGTAAAGATTATGCCACATCGCTTGGAGACTTTGATGAGCCAAGACTTTTTCCAACTTTTAATATAAAAAAATATAATACTGGAATGGGCATGGGCGCACACTTTGATCAATTAGATGGAGACAAAACTTTAAGGTATTCTCTTGTTATGTATCTAAATGATGATTGTGAAGGTGGAGAAATATCTTTTCAACTAAAAGACTATGATGGCGGTTGGACAAGCACAGATGGATTTTCTAAAGGAGTTGCACCAGCAGTAGATTTAGATTATGATGTATCCGTTGCAAATGGAGCAATTGATTTTGGACTAAAGCCAAAAGCAAATAGCGTTATTATATTTCCAGCATTTCCTCCATACTTTCATACAGCACATATTGTAAAGTCTGGTTTTAAATATATGGTACCTGGACATTGGATTCATAATGGAATGGATCTTAACAAATCTCAGGGTATGTAAATGAAAACAGCAATAGTCACAGGAGCCAGTAAAGGGGTTGGCTATGCAACAGTCAAACTTTTATCTGAAAATGGATATAAGGTTATTGCTGTTTCGAGAGACCTATCTAAAGTATCAAGCCTGATTAGCGATAGTGTTGAAGTCTATCAAATGGATATAACCAATGCTAATGAAATTAAACAATTCTATGATAAGTATAGTGATATAACTTTAGACCTGCTAGTAAATAACGCTGGTGGTGGTGCTGGTCCAACATACATTATAAATGAGACAATGGACAACTTTAGAAGAGCATATGATATAAACGTCACTGGCCCCATGTATCTTTCTCAATTGTTTGTGCCTTCAATGAAGAAGTCTGACTCTGCTACAATTATTTTTATAACATCTCTATGTGGCAAAATTCCATTTAGAGGTGGAGGAAACTATAGTAATGCAAAAAGAGGAGAGATGGCATTGATAGATACTATGAGAATGGAGTTTCCAGAGTATGGGGTCAAAGTAACAGAAATTTGTCCAGGTACTATAGATACTCAAACTGAAAAGAAAGAAAATGCCCTAACTGCAGAAGATCTTGCAGAGTCCATTAGGTGGGTTGGATCTCTTCCAAAACATTTGAATATAAATCATTTAGAATTAAGTCATATAAATAATAGTAAGTTTAATTAGGAAAATATGAAAATAAATAAACTCCACGAAGATGTGTATGAGGTAGAAGAGTTCTTAACAGAACAAGAACTTTTTGATGTTTATGCCATAATTAACAATACTCCAGAAGAAGATTGGTTTGATAAATCAGCCAAAGACCAAAACAATACTCCAGATTTTTGGTATGGAA